GAGGCTTTCTTTCACCACCAAACGACTCGAATAGCCATGACTAAGCCTCAAGAGGACTCAGTTGGTGGCCTTGTGGTTCCAATAGGCCTCAATCGGGCTCCAGAGGCTCAAGAGAGACTCATAGAAACGCTATATGGGCGGGAAACCCCAAGAATCCACTCCAAACTTAAGGAATTGCCGTCACGCGGGGGTGAATTGATTGATTTCGCTGACAGTATTGGGATTCCGATGCTCCCATGGCAGAAATGGCTTGCAAATGAGACTCACAAAGTAAAACCGGATGGCCGTTGGGCTTATCCATTGGTCACTTGCGTAGTCGCACGCCAACAAGGAAAGACGACGCTCATGAAGCTTCGCATCTTGGCCGGATTATTTTTGTGGCAAGACGGGCTCCAAATTGGTACAGCTCACCGGCTCACGACATCTCTAGAGACGTTCCGAGACTTGGTTCACATCATTGAAGAGAATGAAGAGCTTGCAAAACAAGTCAAAAAGATTCGATGGGCTCACGGTTCCGAAGAGATAGAGCTTCAATCTAAATTCGGCGGCGGCCGATATATGGTCAAAGCTGGCGGTTCAGCTGCTCGCGGAATTTCAAAGCCGGAGACTGTTTTTGTGGATGAAACCCGTGAGCTCAAAGATGAGACAACTTGGGCATCGCTTAGATACACGATGATGGCTGCCAAGAATCCACAGCTGTGGACACTCAGCAACGCCGGAGACCAGCATAGTTTAGTTTTGAATCAATTGAGGGAGCGCGGATTGGCTTCGGCATCTGGAGCGATCGATGAGATTGGTTACTTTGAATGGTCGAGCAATTATTCAAAGATTGACGATTCACCGGCATTTTGGAAAGGCGCGGCAATGGCAAATCCCGCTCTTGGCTATACGGTGCACATCGACAATCTAAAAGCCGTCCTCAATGACCCGCCCGATGTCGTAAAGACAGAAGTACTGTGCCAATGGGTTGCCACAATTTCGGCAGCTATACCAACGCAAGAATGGACCGAATGCGGCGAGGATGATTTAGAGCTAGATGAAGAAAAGACGACTTGGTTCGGAATTGATTGCTCGCCGGATAGAAGAAACGCGGCTCTTGTTGCAGCTCAACAAATCGATTCGGAGAGATTCTTTGTCAAGCTTTTGCATACTTGGCACAATCCAATTTCGCTAGACGATAAAGCTATTGCCAACGATATTGCTCCCTATGCACGACAGTATCCCGTCGAAGTCGTGGCATATAGCAAGCGGACAAGCTCTGCAATTGCCGCCAGATTGGTGCCAGCCGGTATTCCGATTACGGACATCGATGGGGCACTATATGGACAATGTTGCGACGAACTGTTAGGAGCTATCACATCAAAAAGACTTCGTCACAAAAATCAGACAGAATTATCCAAGCAGATATTATCAGCGGCGAGACTTCCATTCGGCGATGGTGGTTGGACAATTGGCCGGCGAGCCTCTCAGTCGACTGTATGCGCGACGGTTGCGACTGCACTTGTCACCCACTTTGCGACACGCCCAGAGACGGAGATTGACATCTTGGTCGGATAGATGTAGCCGGTGCGAGAGAATTGGGGAATGGGATTCTTTGATTTATTCACACCGCCAAAGGTGGAAGCTGCCGTTCCAGCTCCATCTTTTGACGTTGAAGCATCAATCGCTCCATATTATTCAGAGACAACAAATCTTTTCTTCGCCGGTGTTGCAACAGCTACACGCGCTGAGGCCATGAGCGTGCCAACAGTTGCACGCGCTCTTTCAATCGTCCAAACAATTGCATCTTTACCGATGCAGACTCGCAACATTGCCACAGGCGAAAAAGTTACACAGCCGCGAGTAATCAATCAGCCAGACCCACGCATTCCCGGAGTTGTATTCTGGAGCTGGATGATTTCAGATTTATTTTTCTTTCCATCGGCTTATGCTTATGTAACAGAGCGTTATGCAGACACCGGAAAAATTCGAGCAATGGAACGCATTGCACCGGAGCGAGTGTCAATTCAAACGAATGCAAATTCAACCGAAGTCGATGCTTATTTGATCGATGGAAAATACATTGACCCAAATTTCTTGGTCGTATTTGCTGGAACCCAAGAAGGATTACTTTCAAGAGCCGGTCGCACAATTCGCGCCGCGGCAGCTTTAGAAAAATCGGCGATGAATTTTGCAGTAGAGCCAATTCCCCAGATGGTTCTAAAATCAAATGGAACATCTTTACCGGCTGACCGTGTTGCAAAATTGTTAAGTGCATGGCGTACAGCTCGAGCAAATAAGTCAACGGCGTTTTTGAATGCAGATGTGACTCTTGAGACTTTAGGCTTTGACCCAAAGAGTATTCAGCTAAATGAGGCTAGAAATTACGTTGCTTTAGAGCTTTCACGCGCTTGTGGATTGCCGGCTTACTTCACAGACTCACAGCAATCGACTTTTACTTACTCCAATGCTCTTGACAAAAGGCGCGATTTGGTGGATTTCGCTTTTAGAAATTACATGTGCATTATTGAAGAGCGTCTTTCATTTCAAGATTTCACTCCATTGGGTAATGAAGTTCGATTTGATTTAGATGATTTCTTGCGTGGTAATCCATACGAAAGAGCTCAAGTCTACGAAATACTAAACAGAATTGGCGCGATGAGCGTCGATGAAATCCGCGAGGAAGAGGATATGCTGCTATGAAACTAACAACAGCCATGACAATCACGGCGGCGGATTCAACCGCTCGCACAATTACAGGCCGCATTGTTGCATTTGATGAGCTTGCAAATGCGTCAACCGGTAAAGTCATATTTGCAAAAGGCTCAGTTATTCCAACAGATGTAAAATTGAATCTTGAGCATGACCGTACGCGTCCAATTGGAAAATCGATTTCAATGTCAGTCAATGACAATTCGATCGATGCGACTTTTAAAATTGCTAATACAACAGCCGGCACAGACGCTTTAACCGAAGCAATGGATGGTTTACGCGATGGATTCTCAATTGAATTGGCCGTCAATGATTACTCAATGGAAAAAGATGGCTCAATGCGTGTCTTAGCCGGAGAGCTTACTGGCGTTGCACTTGTTACCGACCCAGCCGTGAAATCGGCTCGAGTGTCAGAAGTAGCAGCATCCGAAGATGAAGATTCTGAATCCGACGTGGAATCAGATGCACCAACAACAACAACAGAAGGAGACGAAGTGGAAGACACCGTCAAAGAAGCAACAGCCGCCGAGACGGTTGAAGCTGCTCAGTCAGTAACTGCTACAGCTAAGCCAGCTGTGGGTGGTTGGACATCAAAGCCACGCTTAGAGTTCACAGCTCCAAAGCTATTGGAAAACACAATCAAGGCAGCTCTTGGAAACGAAGATGCTCGCCAATATGTATTGGCCGCAGCCGATACGACAGACAATGCTGGTCTAGTGCCAACACGTCAGCTCACAACAGTCATCAATGGTCTTGCTAACACAACACGCAGTAACATCGATGCAATCACTCGCGGAGCTCTACCAGATGCAGGAATGACTTTTGAAATTCCTAAAATCACAGTACTTCCAACAGTTGCAGTAACAGCCGAAGCTGGCGCACCATCTAACACAGACCAGAATGCGGCTTTCGTATCTGTCGATGTTAAGAAATATGCGGGCCAACAGCAATTTTCAGTTGAGCTCATGGACCGCACAAGTCCACTTTTCATGAACGAGCTCATGAATAATCTTGCCGCGCAATACGCTAAGGCAACAGATACAGCGGTCAACGCTGCACTTATTGCCGGAGCAACAGCTGACGGCACAACAGTTGCAACATATCCAACAGCTGCCGAATTACTTGGCATCGTTGGACGTGGAGCAGCTTCTGTCTATGCTGGAACACAAGGCTTTGCTCGTAACATCATCATGAACACAAGCCAATGGTCGAATGTCATGTCACTAAACGACGGCGGGCGTCCAATCTATAATGCACAGGTTCCACAAAATGCTGGCGGCGTTGCTGCTCCAACATCTGTGCGCGGAAACGTAGCCGGTCTTGATTTGTTCGTAACAGCTAACACAGCTGCAACAACAGACACAGATGGATCGATTCTTATTGTAAATCCAGATGCATACACATGGTATGAGTCACCAACATTCGAATTGCGTGCAAACGTAATCGCATCTGGCGAAATTTCAATCATGTTCTACGGTTACGGTGCAATCGCTACCAAAATTGGTGCGGGCGCATTCAAATCAAATAAGGCGTAAAGCGCCACAATTAGACATGGCCTAGTTCGCTCCCGAGCTAGGCCAGCCGATGAAGGGAAGAGCTCATGCCGTCAGTTATCACAGCTGCACAGTTGCGGTCAGTACTTGGCGTGAGCTCTTCTCTTTACAATGATGCATATCTTGAGCAAATAATTGATTCTGGCGAAGCTGTTATTTTGCCGCTATTAGTCGCAAATCAATCTTGCGTTACGTCTTACAAATTAGAATCGAACGTCGCTTATTTTTATTGCCAGCGCGTTCATAATTTTGTTGCTGGTCAATCTGTGATTGTTGCCGGATTGCCAGCTCCATTCAGCGCGACTTTTACAGTTGTGGACGTTGACAATTATTACTTTACAGCCGCCTTAACAAATGCAGATGTCACTCTTCGACAAATTATTCCAAATGGCACCGCGACTCTTTCGGGGTATTCAGCGGCTACTCTTTACGCCGCGAATCCAGCAATCGAAAGCGCAATGTATGCCGTTTGCGTAGAAATCTTCCAGAGCAGAATTGCTGCCGGTGGACAAATTGAAGGCATTGATTTTGCTAGTACGCCTTATCGAATGGGCCGAAGCTTGACCAATAGAGTCTCAGCATTACTTCAGCCATTTCTTGATGTCGAAACGATTGTCCAATGACAGCGAGCTCTATTGCCACAGATGTGCGCGGAGCTCTTAAGACTTCACTTGCCTCAGTCGCAGCGAATGTCTACGACTCAGTTCCGGAAGCTCCGATGGTTCCATTTGCGGCTATCGTTCCAAATGCTCCATACATGGAGACCGTGCTCATAAATAAATCTGCTATCAAAGTCAAACTTAATTATATTATTACGCTTGGAGTTGCAACATATTCAAACGCTGCATCTTTGGACAATATCGAACAGCTAACGATAAGCATTCTGGCGGCATTGCCGGCAGGTTACACGTTGGGAAACGTGTCTAATCCAATTCCCGTCTCAATAGGCGCGTCTGAAATTCTCGCTTGCGAGATTGAAGTCTCGACTTACTACACTCAAACAAACTAAGGAGCAGTAATGCCAACGACAGTCATAACTGGCCGCGATTTAGCATTGACTATCGCGACCGTTACTTACGACGCACAAGCAACAAGCGTCACTCTAACAAATGAACACACCATCGAGACATATCAAACACTTGACGGCCGCGCTTACAAAGCGATCGATGATAGCTGGTCGCTTGATATTGAAATGCTTGCAGATTGGGGAGCTACAGGCTCACTCTGCGAAGCAATGTGGACAGCTTGCGAAAGCGCTCCAAACACAACACTTGCAGCTTCACTTACTGCAGCTACTGGCGCAGTATTTGCTTGCAACATTTTGCCAGTCTTTCCATCTGCGGGCGGGGCCGCTCCGGGTGCACAGACTGTCTCAATGTCTTTCCAAGTAGTTGGAACACCAACAGAAACATTCAGCTAAAAATAGAATCGGGAGCAAAAAATGAAGACACACATAACAATTGAATACACATCTGGCGAAGCCGTTACATATGTGGCGGCTCCGCCGGAGTGGGCTAAGTGGGAGCAAAAGACTGGATACACCGTTCAACAAGTCGATGAGAAATTAGGCATTGCAGATTTACTATTTTTGGCATATCACGCCATGAAAAGAGAAGCTGCGGGAAAGCCTGTCAAGCCTTACGAAGCTTGGGTTGAGACTGTTAGCGACATTCAGACTGGAAATCCCGAAGCCCCAAAAGTTATCCCGCCGGAAGCCTAAATCGCTTATTGGTAGAGCTCGCAATTGCGACTCATATTCCAATGAATGAATGGGAAACGGCGGAGCAGATATTGACGGCGATAGAGATTCTGGAGAAACGTAATGGCTGACGAAAAGGGTCGCGGTGTTTATGCGATTACTGTCGACCCGTATGAGCTCAAGAATCTTTATGCTCTGCTCGGTTCATTTGATAAAGAAACGCAATCACTAGTAAGAGATAAAGCTCAGCCATTGTCTCAACGTCTTGCCGGACAATTGATGATGTCTGGACTATCTGCTCCAGCTCCACAAACAAAGCTTGTTGTCTCTTCAATTTCTACTCCACGCGATCGATTGATTCGCGTCGATATTGGCGGCTCGAAGAAAGTTGGTCGCAAATATGGCGGCGAAAAGTCTAAAAGTGGTAAGGGTAAAGTACGTCAAGAGGGTGCGCCAGCTGGAGCATTGTTGTGGGGTACTGAATACGGTTCCCATGTCGGAATCGACTCAATTGGTCGAGTTTATTCAAATCGATTTAAAGCTCCATATAAAAAAAGCGGATACTGGATTGCGCCAGCCGTTGACTACTATGTGCCCATAGTTGCGAGAGAATATGCATCGATGATTCAAACGGTCGCGAACGATTTGGGGTTTAACTAATGGCTGGCATTCCAAAAGTCAAGATTACGTTCGATGCTGACTTCGCAGAGTTAAAGCGCGGAGTTAAAGGAGCAACCGATGAAGTCGATGGATTTGGCACACGCGTTGGAGATTTTGCTAAAAAGGCTGGAGCCGCATTTGCCATCGCGGGTGCAGCTGCCGCGGCTTATGCTGGCAAGCTTCTTGTTGACGGTGTTAAAGCTGCTATTGAAGACGAAGCGGCTCAAGTCAAACTTGCGACATCATTGCAAAACGTCACAGGCGCAACGAAAGACCAAGTCGCACAAGTAGAGGCACAGATTCTCAAGACTTCACTCTTGACCGGACTTACCGACGATGAGCTTCGCCCGAGTCTCGACAGATTGTTGAGGAGTACAAAAGATGTAAGCGAAGCTCAAAGACTTCAAGCTCTTGCGATTGATATTGCGGCGGGTTCCGGAAAATCTTTGGAAACAGTCTCAAATGCGCTTGCAAAAAGTGCCGAGGGGCAAAATACAGCTCTTGGCAAGCTCGGTGTTGGTATCAGCGCGGCAGAGCTTAAGACCATGTCATTTGACCAAATTACAACCAAACTAAGTCAGACATTCGAAGGCCAAGCCTCAAAGCAAGCCGATACTTTTGCAGGCAAAATGGCTCGTCTTAATGTTGCTTTTAGTGAAGGCAAAGAAACGGTCGGCTCATTCGTACTCGATGCAATTACGCCATTGGTTACCAATATCGTTGACAATGTCATTCCAGCCGTTTCAGAATTTGCTTCAAAAATAGGGGAAACACTTGGGCCCGTATTTGCCGATTTGGTCGTATTTTTCAAAGATGACTTAATTCCAATCTTTCAAGAATGGTGGTCTTTCTTAACTGAAATTATCATTCCAGCAATCATCTCATTTGTGAAGCCAGCATTTGAAGGATTAAAAAATGCTTTCGATTCAATATCCAAAGCTCTTAAAGACAATCAAGACAAACTCATTCCATTCTTTGAATTGATGAAAGAAATATATTCATTTGTTCTCAAATTCTTGGCTCCAGTATTTGGCACCGTTCTCAAAGTTGCTTTTACTGTAATTGGAGACTTAATTGCCGGACTCATTACAGGATTTGCAAGAGTAGCCGATGCAATTACTACGGTGATCGATGGAATTAAAGCTCTGGTCAATCTTGTAAAAAACAATCCACTTGTTCAAGGCATTGGCAATCTTATTGGTAACGTCTTCGGCGGCGGCAGAGCTGCGGGCGGAATGGTCAGCCCATCTCAGACTTATCTTGTTGGCGAACGTGGACCAGAATTATTTGTTCCAAGTGGAACGGGCAGCATTGTGCCAAATGGTTCACTTTCGGGGGGTGGCACAACAATCAATTTAACCGTTAACGGAGCAATTGATGCAGAAGGCACAGCTCGCACAATTATCGACATCCTTAACCGTTCAAATGCTAGAGGCACCCAAGGCGCAAATCGATTGGCATTTGGTTCATGACTTTATGGAATCCCGTCTGGAGTGTTGAAATTGACGGAATTGAATACAGCGATATAACGCTTGCCAATTTGACCATTCAATCCGGTCGGACTGACATATATTCCCAAGCCGTAGCTGGATATTTAAGTCTCCAATTGCTCAATCTTGACCAATCGGCCATTGTTCCAACTATCAATTCTTCCATTACTGTTTTTGTTAAAGACTCAACGGGTACAAATAAAGCTATTTTTGGTGGTTCCATTACAGACATTATTGTGACCGTCCAATCGACCGGAGCAATTGCCTTAACTCAAACCGTGGGGATTATTGCTCTCGGAGCTTTGTCTCGATTGCCAAAAGTATTGACCGAAGGAGTTTTGACTCAAGAATATGATGGTGTCCAAATTTATGACGTTTTGGATGGCATTCTTTTTGGCGCATGGAATCAAGTGGCACCGGCTCTTACATGGGCAGCTTATCCGGCAACGACAACATGGTCGGGAGCTGAAAACAATGGTCTCGGAGAAATTGATACCGGCAATTATGAGCTTACAGCTCGGGCTTCAAGTGTTACTGATGCTTATTCATTAGTCGCAGCTCTTGCCACGTCCGGACTTGGTTATATTTATGAAAATTCGCTTGGCCAAATCTGCTATGCCGATTCGACGCATCGATCGGTTTATTTGACTGCTAACGGATACATCGATTTGAGCGCAAATGATGCCTTGGCAATTGGATTGGAAACTGCCGTTCGTGCCGGAGATGTGCGAAATTATGTAACTCTTACTTACAATAATGGAGCAACAGTCACGGCCAGCGATTCCACATCGATAGCCACTTATGGAGCTTTAGCCCAAAACATTGATACGACTTTGAAGCACACAGCCGATGCAACTAGTCAAGCAAATTTCTATTTGACTCTGAGAGCTTATCCAAGAGCCAATTTCAATTCAGTCTCTTACCAACTTGGTTCGCCAGAATTGTCAGATTCTGACCGTGATTCGCTCATAAATGTGTTTATGGGAATGCCAGTAAATTTGACCGATTTGCCAACAAATATGGGCACAGCATTTCAAGGCTTTGTCGAGGGTTGGGCATTTCAAGCCGGATATAATTCGCTTAGCATTTCGCTCTACATGACTCCAATTGCTTATTCATTGGATGCATTTCGCTGGAATAATGTCGCGGCTTCCGAGAAATGGAACACTCTTAACCCTACACTTGACTGGTTAAACGCCACAATCGTGGCATAAAGGAGAAACGAATGGCAACGACAACCCCTAACTTCGGATGGCCGGTTCCAACGTCGACCGATTTAGTAAAAGACGGAGCAACAGCGATCGAATCATTGGGAGATTCAATTGACGCATCTCTGCTCGATTTAAAAGGTGGAACAAGCGGACAGATTTTATCTAAAGCTTCAAACACGGATATGGACTTTAGCTGGACTTCTCCCAATCCGGGTGACATTACAGCGGTCACAGCTGGTACTGGCATTTCTGGCGGTGGAACGAGTGGCGATGTAACTGTCACTAATTCAATGGCGACAGCAATGACAACAAAAGGCGATTTAATTCCAGCAACCGGTTCAGCAGCATTTGCTCGATTAGGCGTTGGCGCAAATAACACAGTTTTAACAGCTGACTCGACGGCAGCAACGGGAATGAAATGGGCTGCGGTTGGTACTTCTTTTTCTGGTGTTTTGGTCTATCAGTCAGCGGGTCAAAGTATGTCCAATGCGACTGCAACAGTTATCACATTCAATTCTGAAAGTTATGACACCGATGCATTCCATAGCACTTCATCAAATACGTCGCGTCTAACTGTTCCCGCTGGTAAAGCCGGATATTATTTGGTTTTTGGACAACTTGCTTATCCCGGAAACGCAACAGGACAAAGACAAGCCGAAATCCTTATCAATGCTTCAGGCGGTTACGCAAAAAATGTCGCGTTGAACAATGGTTCGTCTTACATCACAACACCGTCATTTTCAACGGTATTGCCTTTAGCGGTTGCCGATTATGTTGAGCTTGGTGGTTATCAAGATTCGGGTACGGCTTTAACAAATCAAAATGGACTTCAATATACATTTTTCGGCATGACTTACTTAGGAGCATAAAATGGACTTATTCACACAAATAACAGAGGCATATCCGGAATTGACTTTTCTAGATTTTCAACCGGATTTTGGAAGCATTGCCATCAAAGATGATGGAGACGGCATTCAATACATTGGCAAATGGGATTATTCAAAGCCAATTCCCAAAGGAATGAAATTAGGCAAATGACAACATTTGTCAATGGCACAGCTGCCAAATTGATTGAAGTAGCTTCGCAAGAAGTCGGCACAATCGAAGAAAGCGAAAATCTGACCAAGTACGGCAAATTTACAAAAGCCGACGGATTGCCTTGGTGCGGCTCATTTGTTAATTGGTGTGCCAATGAAGCTGGAGTCAAGATTCACTCTCTCGTCGGAACTGCTATTGGTGCGCATAAATTCAAGGAAATCAATCGTTGGTCAAATATGCCACAGCTTGGTTATATTGCTTTCATGGATTTTCCACACGATGGCATCGATCGTATTAGTCATGTGGGAATTGTGGTGGGATTGCTTGAGAATAACGAAGTGTTACTCATTGAAGGCAATACATCCGGCACGGGAGACCAGCGCAACGGCGGAATGGTCATGGTAAAAGTCCGCAGTTATGCGCAAGGAAAAGAAGTGGTCGGATTTGGAATACCCAAATTCGTTCCATACAAAGGTGACTATCCAGTCATTGCAATTCCAACATCGGGGGCCAAACCGAAAAAGGAGAAAAAGTGGACACAGTCAAAATCAAAGCCATAGTTGCCAGTTATGGCCGTTCATTTATAGCAGCTTCACTAGCTTGTTACATGGCTGGAGTAACTGACCCAAAAGCCTTAATTAGTGCCGGAATAGCATCAATTGCTCCGGTCCTCTTGCGTGCCTTAAACCCTAAGGATAAAAACTTTGGAGTCACAGGGGAATGATGCCAAACGAATGGGCGGCCGTTATCGGTTGCGTTATTGCAATCCTTACGGCTGTCTATTCGGCAATGAGATTCATGGTTAAGGCCGTCATGAGGGAATTACTTCCCAACGGCGGGAATTCACTCAAAGACCAAGTCAACAGAATCGAAAAGCGTTTAGACTCATTGGTCGACAAATTGTTAAGCGACACGCCGTAATCCATGCGGGATTCTTGACTATGTCAGATGCTCCCGTCACTCTTTACATAGGGAGCTCGAACGCAGCTCTCTGAATCGGGAGCAAAATCATGGTACTTGACTTATTAGACCCGCAGACCATTTGGGCATTGGTGCTCATTGGAATTCTCTGCATTATGTCCGCCGCATTTGGTTATTCAGTTGGCTTTAGAGAAGGCCATCGCGAAGGCTATGTTCGTGGCAAGGCCGTTGCACGTCACATCTCAGCCAAGGCGGTGAAGTAATGGGATTCTTGGATAATTACGAAGCTGCACGCGAAAGAATTGAACGCTGGCACCGCACAAACCCTCAAGGCAGAATCGAAACTTCAATCATTGATTTCAATGCTGAAAAGGGTTACATCTTGGTCGAAGCTCGAGGATACCGAAATGCCGAAGATACTCTTCCGGCTGGCATTGATTATGCCTACGGCTACCAAGGAGCCTATGTTCAAAATATGAAAAGATGGTTCGTTGAAGATACGACGACTTCGGCAATTATGCGAGTCATGCAACTCATCATGGGCGGGGCCGAACGCACAACAAAAGAAGTCATGGAACAAGTCGAGAAGATGCCGGCAAAAGTGGCAAATTCCGAACAAGACTATGATTATTGGACTACTAAATTTGGAGATGTTCCAAGCTTCAAAACTCGAGAAGAAGCCGAAGAATCTGGAATTCCAACAGTAGCTAAAGCGATCGATGAAATAAAAGAAAAACTTGGCGGTCAGTTAATGCCCGAAGCTCCACAATGTAAGCATGGGCACCGTATTTTCAAATCCGGAGAAGCCAAGACCGGAAAGGCTTGGGGCGGGTGGTTTTGTGTCGAGAAGAAGCCTCAGCAATGCGACCCTCTTTGGTACGTCTTAACATCTAGCGGACAATGGGCTCCACAAGTATGAGCGACTTCGTTGAGATAATTAACCCGCGGACCATGATGTGCAAGCTCATGGAAAACGGCGAAATTATTGCAGAATACAAAGTTGAGCAATGTGACAAGTGCGCAATGATTCAGAAATTCGATGAATTTGGTTACCAAAAAGGCTATGACCGAACAGAGAAGATTCTTTGGTTTTGCGCGGGTTGTCGATGAAAATCAAACTCTCAAGAGAGCAAGAATTGACGTGTTTAGTAGCTGCAATTGAAGATTACATTCGTGAAGGATACGAGCCAGACCATGAATCCAGACACCAACGGGATTTATCTTTTTACGAATTCATTGCTCAGACAGCCAGCGCATTTTGTGCAGAGATGGCAGTTGCACAAGCTACGGGTGTGGCATACAAACCCGGAGACAACCGAGGCAAGCATCGTCCAGATGTAGAGCCAAACATTGAAGTCAAACACTCAGAGAATTCAGCTAGTGGATTATGGATTCAGCAATCTGACCGAGCCGATTGGATTGGCGTGCTCGTTACGGGTAAACCGCCGGTCATGCGCCTAGTGGGTTGGATTCCCATTGCCATGGCCAAACGTCCAAGATATTTCAATGCTAAGCAAAACAATTGGAATGTAACGCAGCCAAACTTACAGCCCATGGAAAATTACAAAAGGAGCCAATATGGAGAAGTTGCAATTTGAATGTCGAATCTGTAAAAAGAAGACTGTTCAATTGATTCGCATTGTCACGGATAATCTGCCTAACGGTGTCAAGGTGTTGGAATGTACGGTTTGCTCTGCTATGGGCGTTGCGTTAGTTGGCGAAGATGCCTCAATATGAATTCATTTGCGCAATGTGCGAACAGATTGAAACAGTAATCCGATCGATTGAAGATAAGCTTTCAAGAGAGCCTTACTGTCCGCAATGCACAATCCCAATGAAGCGACTGTTCACAGCTACTCCAGCCATCTTCAAGGGTCAAGGATGGGGGGGTAAATCATGAAGAAGTTATCCACAGGCAATATCAACAGGCTGTTGAACACGCCCAACAGTACGCTCAGACTTGACCGGTATTTGACTTCACGGATACGCTCCATACTCGCTGGCGAGCCGCTGAGGCGGATAGCTCGCAGGCGAAGTCTGGTGCTATTGGGTGTTCTATGTGTTGTGGGCACAACACCAGCGGAAGCAATGACAGACATAGATAATCTTAAGCTTTATGCACATTCAAGGATTGTGAACTATGAGCAATTTCAATGTCTCAATAAGCTAATAACAGCTGAATCGCATTGGAATATCAATGCAGTCAATGGCTCACATTATGGGCTTGGACAAATGAAGAATCCTAAGTATCGCAATCTTGATGGTTATCGTCAGATTGATTGGACTATCCGATATATCAAAATCAAGCATCGATCGATGTGCAATGCTTATCGTCATTGGCAAAAGAAAGGCTGGCATTAAGTGACTCTGCATTCTCAACGCAAGAGCAACAGCTCTATCTGGAAGAAGATTAGATTGAGAGTCTTGCAACGCGATGGCTATGAATGCCATTGGTGCGGACAAGAGGCGAACACATGCGACCATGTGATTCCAGTAGCAAGAGGGGGCACCGACGACATGGATAATCTAGTGGCAGCTTGCAAAAGATGTAATTTCAGCCGTCAAGACCGCCTACCGGAAGAGATGGGAATTGTGAAGAAGAAGGGGGGTGGCGTTTTTTTATTCAACGAATCCACCGCCACTCTCTCCCGAGGCTTT